AAAAGGGGGCGTAATTGCCCCCTTTATTTTATTTATGAATAAATGGTAGAAATGCTAGCCACACCAAAGCGACTAGCATTAAAATATAAATTAAGATCATCAATAACCCTTTGATAGATCTGAGTAACTCAAATTATGAATGTCTAAGCTTTCTCTAGTGAAATGCTTAGCCTTATCACTTACCCACCAATGCCATGGCTTATTATAAGGATCAAACTTTACCACATCATCTTTTAAATGGGTGTAGGTATACTTAACGTCAAATAAATCTAACTGTTTCATATTAGATCTTTCTTAATGCTATGTACTATTTGATTTTGATACTTAGCGTATATTTTAGGATTATCTTTTTTAAACTCAGTAGAATTAAATCTAGTCGATATTACATTCTTAAGTTTAATCTTATTTCCTATAATAATGTCATCTTCATTTTGTAATGACATAAAGCCATCTATAAGACTATCATCCCTCAAAAGTTTCGCTTGTAATTGCATGGCCTTTATTTTCTTTTCTAGTTCAATCCATGACAAAAGCTTTTGAACTTTTAAGCCTTTATTGATTGCTTCTTTTTTAGTTATTTTTCTCATAGTTATTCTTACCTTTCGTTAATAACGAAAGCTTATAGATATTATCCCATAAGTCAAATATTAATTAGTTGACAAATCTTTTAATTATAGTGTAGGATAAATCCTACATTAACAGAAAGGCAGAATTAAATGACTAGATTAAAAAACCTACCTAACTTCACATCTAAAAAAATAGATATGATCAAAGCCTCTAAAATGCTTTATAAGGCATTAAGAAAAAACGCTTCAACAATGTTTGGTGATCCAAGTTATGCGGATAGTGAAACTTTTATCAGATTAACAGATGATAAAAAAGGAATTCACGTTGGCTTTGAATCTTGCCCTCATCATGATTGGGGTATTGATTATTCATTAGGCGGATATTCAAAGAGTTATTCAATGCATGAAAATATTCAAGATTGGTATCTTGAGGTGTATTGGGGATTTGATGTAATGTTCTATCCTAATACAAATGGTGAACTTAAAACACTAGATCAAGAACTTATTGAAGCTTATTAGATTATTCTTGGGCGGTTATCCTACCGCCCACCGCCCCCCAACAAGAGATACTAAGAGATTTTCAAACTTGCAAACGCCTTAGAGCTTTGAGCCCGACCCCCTAAATTTGCAATTGCTATGCAATAACCCTATAGTATAAATAGTAGAAGAAAAGATGAGCGATTTTATTTCAGATTTAGGTTCGATGTCCCTGGACGAACGTCAGTTACTCGTGAAGAAGCTAGAGTTAAAAAAGCTTCAACTGGAAGCTGCCAAAGGTTCACGGGACTCCTTTAGTGATTTTGTAAAAAACATATGGCCCGACTTCATTGAGGGGAGGCACCATAAAATCATTTCCAAAAAATTAGAAGACATCAGGGATAAAAAAATTTCAAGATTGATAGTGAATATGCCTCCTCGACATACAAAGTCAGAATTTGCTAGTTTCCTGTTTCCCGCTTGGATGATGGGCAATAACCCTAAATTGAAAATTATCCAAACCACCCATACCGCAGAGTTAGCATATCGTTTTGGTCGTAAGGTTAGAAACTTAATGAATGAAGTTGAATTCAAGTCGGTGTTCCCGGACACAGAACTACGAGCAGACTCTCAAGCTGCAGGACGATGGGAGACAAATCATGGGGGTGAATACTTTGCTGCAGGTGTCGGTGGTTCGATAACCGGGCGTGGTGCAGATTTACTCATTATTGATGACCCTCACTCCGAGCAAGACGCTCTTTCGAAGACGGCGATGGAGAATGCATGGGAATGGTATACCTCAGGACCTCGTCAGCGTCTGCAACCAGGGGGAAGTATCGTTGTCGTGATGACCAGATGGAGCGAAGAAGACTTAACAGAGCGTTTGATTGAAGCACAGATGAAAGATGACAACGCTGATAAGTGGGAGATTGTCGATTTTCCAGCGATCATGGACAACGGACAACCGCAATGGCCAGAGTTTTGGAAAAAAGATCAGTTAGATTCCGTCAAAGCGTCTCTTCCTGTTGCAAAATGGAACGCACAATGGCAACAACAGCCTACTTCGGAAGAAACTTCTATTATTAAGCGAGAATGGTGGCAATTATGGGACAAACCACAGCCTCCTTTGCAATATATCATTCAAAGTTACGATACAGCGTTTAGTTCGAAGGACTCAGCAGACTTTTCTGCGATTACAACGTGGGGAGTTTTCTATAATGAGGTGACAGGAAAGCAAAATGTGATCTTAATGGAGGCGGATAAGGGGAGATGGGACTTCCCTGACTTAAAAAGGATTGCTTTAGAGAAGAATTCTTATTGGGAGCCTGAACAAATCATCATCGAAGCGAAAGCATCGGGTATGCCCCTAACGCAAGAGCTACAATCCATGGGTATTCCCGTGATAAATTTTACACCGAGCAGAGGTAATGACAAATTAGTGCGTGTCAACTCCGTATCTCCTCTTTTTGAGAGTGGAATGATTTGGTATCCTCCGTATAAATGGGCAGAAGAATTGATTGAAGAATGCGCAGCTTTCCCTTATGGTAGACATGACGACTATGTAGATAGCATGACACAAGCATTGATGCGTTATCGACAGTTTGGTGCATTACAGCATGAATATGATGAGGAGATTGAAAATCGTCCGAAACGTAGAATTGCTTTTTATGGATCTTAGGGTATAAATATTGAATGGCTGACATTGACAAAACGTTAAACGAAGCACCACAAGGTGTTGAAGAAGAAATTTCATTAGATCAAGTAACAACTCCTATGGAAGTAGAGGTTGAAGGTGATGAAGAAGAGATACTAAGCCTTGGTCCATCGGCCATGGACGACGGTCAAGGATTCGCCGACAACTTAGCCGAACAAATTCCCGAAGAATCCTTAGCAGAGATTTCCAATGAACTGCGATCACAGTTCTCGGTCGATCAGACCAGTAGAAAAGATTGGCAACAATCATACATCAAAGGATTAGACCTATTAGGTTTTAAATATCAAGAAGTCAGCGAACCTTTCCGAGGCGCTGCATCAGTTTCTCATCCACTACTCGCCGAGGCCGTCACGCAGTTTCAAGCAGGAGCTTACAAAGAGCTTCTACCTGCGGGCGGTCCCGTTAAAACATCCATCATTGGAGAAGTAAACGATGAAGTGGAACAACAGGCAGAGCGTGTCAAAGAATTTATGAACTATCAGCTAGTGTACAAAATGAAAGAGTACGACGCTGAGACAGATCAAATGTTATTTCACTTACCGCTAGCAGGAAGTGCATTTAAAAAGATTTATTATGATGGCAACATGGGAAGACCGTGTGCAAAGTTTATACCGAGTGAAGATTTAGTCGTGAACTATGGAGCATCTGAATTAGAAGATGCCGAACGCATCACTCATGTGATAAAAATTTCTCCGAACGATTTGAAACGACAAATGCTTTCTGGTTTTTACAGAGATATTGAGATTGATGAGAACGACGAATTGTATTCTTCCTATTCTGATATTCAGGAAAAGTATGACGAGTTGGAAGGCGTACAAAAGTCAGAATACGCTGGTCAGTATGAGTTACTAGAAATGCACGTCGATTTGAATTTAGAAGGGTATGAGAATACTGGAGAAGATGGTGAGCCCACAGGACTAAAACTACCTTACGTTGTGACTTTAGAACAAGGCACAGGAAAAATTTTATCAATCTACCGAAACTATCTACAAGATGACCCGATGTTCATGAGACAAAAATATTTTGTTCACTACAAGTTTTTACCTGGTCTCGGATTTTATGGTTTTGGTTTAGTGCATATGCTAGGCGGACTAACAAGAACAGCCACGGCAGCACTACGAGCACTGCTCGATGCAGGTACATTATCCAACTTACCTGCTGGTTTCAAATCACGAGGTCTTCGTGTCAGAGATGATGAAGAACCTTTAGTACCGGGTGAATTCAGAGACGTTGATGCACCAGGCGGAGATTTACGTAATGCGTTAATGCCACTTCCCTACAAAGGACCTGATGGAACTTTATTCCAATTACTTGGTTATGTCGTCGATGCAGGAAGAAGATTTGCAGCGATTGCTGATATGAAAGTGGGCGATGGTTCACAGGCTAATCCTGTTGGAACAACCATGGCATTATTAGAACAAGGTTCCAAAGTCATGAGTGGTATTCACAAAAGATGTCACAACGGACAAAGACAAGAATTTGAATTATTAGCAAAATTATTTGCAACATCCCTACCACCTGAATATCCTTACAATGTCTCCGGTGGTAACAGACAGATTAAAGCAACAGACTTTGATGACAGAGTGGACGTACAACCTGTATCTGATCCCAACATCTTCTCCATGAGTCAACGAATTATGTTGGCACAAACACAATTACAATTAGCACAAAGCAATCCTCAAGTTCATAATCTCTACGAAGCGTATCGAAGAATGTATATGGCGTTAGGAGTACAACAGGTAGAAGCAATATTACCTCCTCCTGCAAAACCAACACCGATTGATCCTGGTATGGAGAATGCACAATCCCTTCGTATGCAAGCATTAGTAGTTTTTCCAGAACAAGATCATGAAGCACACATCGAGGCACACAGAGCATTTATGAGTTCCTATTTGGTCAGAAACAATCCTCAAGTAATGACAATTCTACAAGCACATATTGTTGAGCACATGTCCGCACAAGCTAGAGCCGAGGTGATGGAACAAATAACTCCAGAGTTAAACAGACAAGCGATGAAGTTCGGTGGACAGGTACCACCAGAGCTACAACAACAGTTCCAAGCACAGATTGAAAAACAAGTAGCAGTCAAGATAGCTGCAAAGATAGATGAAGCTGTAGCAGAAGAACAAGAAGCTATAGGGTTTGGTCAACAAGGACAAGATCCGTTGGTCGAGATCAAAGCACGAGAGTTAGATTTAGAACAACAAAAACTCAATCTTGATGCTGCTGATGATTTAGCAGGAAGAAAATTAGATGAAGAAAGATTAAGCTATAAAAAATCTTTCGATGCACAAAAGATTCAACAACAATACGATATTCAAAATCAAAGAACAGCTGTTCAAATGGAAAGACTCAATGCCACTAAAAAAAGGTAGTGGAAAAAAGTCAATAAGTGCTAATATATCTAAGATGAGGAAAGAAGGTTATCCTCAAAAACAAGCAATTGCAATTGCACTAGATAAGGCAGGTAAATCGAATGGCAAAAAAACAAAAAGAAAAAAATAGTCCCTGGGAAGACATTGATCAACAAACTGTTGAATCTCTAACTAATGAATTCAAGATTATGTTCAGCCTATATACCTCTCAAGGTGTTGATCCGTTGGCCATTGCTAGTGCTTTTTTAGCTTCAGGACAGTGGGCAATGAACAAAGAAATAGGTTTAAAAGACACTCAAGATTTGCTAAGGTTATTATCTAATTATAGATACGAGGTTGTACCTCAATTAAATAGGACAATACACTAATGAAAAAAAATTTAAAACCAGTAGACAAGGCTAAAAACCCGGGTCTATCAAAACTCCCTACAGGAGTCAGAAACAAAATGGGCTATATGAAAGATGGTGGAGATGTAACCAATCTTCCTCCTTCACAAAGATTAATAAAGGAAAAACTTAGAAAATTTGTAAAAGAAAATGGTAGAACACCCTCCACTGATTCCGAAGTAGATTCAGTATATGGCAAGGGAGCTAGCGAACGTGAAATGACTCGTGTTGGAAAAGCTGCTAAGTCTAGAAGCAAAGTTAAAAAAGCTAAAGACGGTGGTATGGTTCTTGAAATAGGATTACGTCCTGCTACAAAATCTGAAATGAAGATGGCAAAAGGAATGAAGAAGCCTGTTAAAAAAGCTAACGGCGGAATGGTTCGTGGCACAGGAGCTGCAGTCACAGGAAAAGGATTTAGAGGAGTATTCTAAATGGCCGTTCAACAACTAGCTAAGAAGCAAGCTAAAAAAGAAAAGAAAAAGCAAGACGATGAGATGCAACGTAAAGAAGAAGAAAATCTTCAAAATATTGAAGACACTATGAAATTGATGGAGAAGCGTCGTAAGAAAATACATAGACCTAAAAAATCAAAAGAAGTACCTCTTCCAACAGCTCCTCCTAAAGACAGTGGACCAGGCGGTCCTATACTAAAAGCTAAAGACGGTGGGTCAGTTGAAGGTAAAAGACTCACACGAACAGTTCCCCCTCAAAAGGGACCTAACTCTCAAGGCATGAGAGGAACAGGTGCTGCGATTCGTGGTACTAAATTCAAAGGAGTATTCTAATGGATATGATTAAAAAACTTTGGAACGATCACCCAAAAAAGAAATGGCTTGTAATCGGTCTAGTTATCGGTTGGGCAGCCGCTCAGATTATCTAATTAATGTTATCTAAATTATTAGGCGGATCTTTAGTAGACACTGTCGGTAAAGTTATTGACAGTGTCCACACTTCAGAGGAAGAAAAAGGTCAAATAAAAATAAAACTTCAACAATTAGAAAACGAAATTAATTCTAAACAAATGGATATTAACTTAGCTGATGCTAAGTCTACTGCTACAGGTATTGGTGGTATGATGCAGCGGTCGTGGAGACCCCTCATCGGGATGTCCTGTGCGTTAGCTATATTGTGGGAATTTGTGTTAAAACAATTTATCGTTTTTATTTTAGCTGCTTTCAGCATTCAACATAACCCTCTTCCAGAGCTCGACATGTCAACTTTATTTCCGCTTGTCACAGCTTTGCTCGGGATGTCCGGACTCCGCTCATGGGAAAAAAGTAAGAAACTTACGAAATAGTGCAAACAAATATATATTCAGCAATTTTACGATTAATAACTACTAGACAAGACGACATAAAGTCTGTACTTATTGATGGAAACGTAGAGAATTGGGACAAATATCAATTCCTAGTTGGGCAACTCACTTCTCTTCGCAAACTCGATTCAGATGTTAGGGATCTTTATCGCAAATGGGAGGTAGACGATGACGTCGACAACGGGGCTGATTATGCCCAAAGAAAAAAAGATAGTGGGACTTAATCCTGCTGAGAAAAAAGAAGAAAAAAAGACCGATCTTAATAAAGTTCCAAAACCCACAGGATGGAGACTAACTGTTCTTCCATATAAAGGTGTAGGAAAAACTAAAGGTGGTGTCTTATTAACAGATAAAGCCGTAGAAGAGCAACAGATTGCTTCTGTTTGTGCTTTAGTCCTAGAAACTGGACCTGATGCCTATGCAGACAAGGATAAATTTCCACATGGACCTTGGTGTAAAAAAGGTGATTGGGTAATCATCGCAAGATACGCAGGCTCTCGAATTAAAATTGAGGGTGGCGAGCTTAGGATTTTAAATGATGATGAAATTTTAGGGACCGTTGAAAGTCCTGAAGATATTTTAGGAGTATACACATGAACGAAGTAGATAGACAAGTTGCTGAGCTTCAGGCTCAATCTGAAAAAAAGCAAAAAGCTGAGTATTCTGTCGAGGTAGAGAGTGAAGATGTTGCTGCACCTACAGAAGAAAAGGAAATTGAGATTCCTCAAGATAATAAAACCTTCGAGGCTGAGGTAGAAGAAGTACAGGAAGAGACTGTTGAAGAGAAACCAAAGCAAGAAGAAGTAAAAACTGAGGAAGAACCTAAAGAAGATTCAAAACAAAACTATAGTAAGTCCGTTCAGAAACGATTTGATGAATATGCTTACCAATTAGGTGAATCAAGACGACGTGAAGAAGAAGCAATAAAAATTGCTCAAGCTATTAAAGATGAAAGAGATAAAGTTCAAGAAGAACTCTC